AGGTGGAGTTATAGTATCCTCTTCGTTATCATTAAATACTACAATATTAACATCATTAAACGCATTCTTTCTAGCTTGTACTTGAAATCTGTTTATTGGTTTTAAATCTCCACTAATTAATGTTATTGTTGATTGATTTAATATCTGTTGCTCACTTAGTGTAAATATTACTCTACCCTTTGAGGTGCTTTGACCTTCTATTTCAACTCCATTTAAGTATGCCTTTGCTTCCACCGGCTGATTACTCTTATCCGTATATGTGTTTATTGTAAAAAATACCTGTCTTTGTGTATTTGAATAACTACCCACATACGAACTACCCGCACTCGCAGCTCCACCAAAAGTACCATAATCGTAATATAGTTTCCATTGGTTATCCGCCCATATATAATACTGCATATCCCCACCAAAATCTCTTACGATTTCTCCTGTGTACATTCCCGGTCTTTGTATCATATTCTAAATATTTTATCGTTGTACTTCATTTCTTTTATTCGACAGCATTTTGTTGTTGTCTTGGTCCACCAGCTACTACCTGTCTGCTATCACCAACACCTGTTTTTCCTCTACCTTCTTGTTCAAATAATGCATCAAAAACATTATCTAAATTATTTGGAGAATAACTATCAGGCCCGCTAACAATTGGAGGTTGTAACGCCGGTGGCGTTGGTTCAGGAGCTGGAGTTGGAACTATAATTTGAATAGGCTCTACGGCTGGACTAACAGGCGTAACGGTTATCGGAGTATATGTGAATGATTCTTTTATTTCACCAAACGTAGGAGGCGTAACTGAATTTGGTATCGCCTTTACATTTGTATTATTAACATCTGAATCTAATCTTTGTATTAATTTTACTAATTCATCGATACTTTCTTGAGTTTTTTTATCTATAAGAACCTCATTTAATAATGTTCTCTTAGGTAAGTGATAATCTACTGATTCAGTAAATTTATCATTTAATAATGTGACAATATCTCTTTTATTGTAATATGCGAAATCCACTCCATCTCCCAGTGGTTTGCCAAATAAATCACTTCCTATTGTGGAGTTCTTATGTAATAATGTATGCCTAACAGCTTGCTTCATAGATTCTAATACATTGGCAAAAAATTGGTCATAATTAATTATACCAAATTCACTTTGAATATTATCTAAGTATGATTGTGATTTAATTGTTTTAAATGTATCAATCAATTCAGCTACGGTTAATCTATTTATTATCTCATCTATTTCATAATAAACTTCATCTCCACTAAATTTACCCATCGTAAAACTATCATAAGATTGATTCAAATCTCGCTTGATGTCAAGTTCTAATGGGTCTGATTCATTGAAGTTATTAAATGGTAGTAATCTTATTTCAGTTCTGGTCGGAGATATTTCATGTATCCACATTCTATCTTTTTCAATATCAGAACCAACTCTATTATTTACGAAATTAAATTGAACTCTGAATATACCAATGTTATATCCCGCATCTGTAATTAGCTTCTTAACATCAATTAGATACCCACCACCTTGTTGTTTATCTAATATATTTTCACTTTTTATAAGGTATGCATCCATTTGGTTGGCATCCATATATCTAATATTACCGTAATTTAATTGCTCTAATACATTATTAGCCGAATCATACAATACAAATTCCAAAACATCATTGTTACCAATATCAAATGGAGTAGGTATAAATCCTCTATCAATTAATTTTAAATCGACATCCGAAATTTCCTTCGTTATAGAAGTTCCTTCGTTTATTACCTCATCAATATTTTTAAATCTATCTAACGCCATTTTTTACTTTTTATGTTTTGTGTCTCCACATATTAGCTGATAATACTACTTCATTTGTACCAGATTTTATAGATACTTTTCCCTGATGGTTAGCACCTTTTTCTCTCTTCCAATTAAATCCAGGATAATTAGCTTCAAGTACTATTGTTTTCTTTTCCTGAGGTTCTATTGTTGTTTTAGCATTCTTAAGCCAAACCAAATCACCACCACTATCAAATGTTATATCAACATTCATTCTTTCTAATGAGCTATTGAAAAGTTCTATCGATGGACCGTTTATGAAAACACCTTTCGGTGAACGATTCTTATAATCAAAATGAATATCTTTAATATTCGCATCACCCTTTTCAATAACTCTAACAGTTAATTCCCCACCAACTTTAGCTCCTTCCGCAATTCTAGCGTTTTTACCCAGTAATTGTTGAGTTAAACTATCCACTTGTTTTTGAAGAGATTGAATTGTAGAACTCTGTCCCTCATTTCTAGATTGTAGTGATACTCTTTCAATTCCCTCCAAAATTGAACGTTCTAATGATACTTGTAGTGAATCGTTTGTTAACGTAAACTGCTTTCTTATCTGTTCTGTATTTGCCTCGGCTGTTACTCTTAATAACCTCTCACTATCTAATTTAATATCCAAAGCCGCTGAAACTGCTAATAAACTAGAAACATCTGCTTCTAAATTTGATATAGTAATTGATTGTTCATCGATTATACCTAACGCATCGTTTAATGATTGAGTTACTTCATTATACAAAGGTCTCGGTACTAAATCTAATTCATTGGCTTGAGTTTCAGGTATTAATTCCGTAATGTTTACATCGATTGCTTTTTTAAGTTCATCTATATTATAGATTCTTTTCTTTGTAGCAGCATAGATGTATCCCTCCGCATCATTATCCATAGCAGCCTGAAAGTTTACACCGACCCTATCTCTAGCTGCCAGTGAGCCACTCATCTGTAAATGTTTTTTTATCAATTCAAACTCCATTACTTAATTATAAATGTTAAATCATCATCAATAAATTCACTTATACCGTCTCTTACTACTTTAAATAATAATCTGTAAACTCTATTTGTAGGAAAATTTGATGTATCCATTACAATAAAGTTTCCATCGGAATTACAGCTTATTTTTGTATATTCTGAAAAATCTACTATTACTCTTTTAGTTATCTCTTCTCTCACTGCATAATATGAAGTTTGAGGTAGGTATTTAATATCATTGTAGGTAAAGGTGTTTGTAAAAGTTTTAGTTGGATATAAACCCCTACCTATAACTTTTATCTTTATTTTATTACCCTCATTATATGAATCTCTCAATTCTTTACTTCTTATTATTATCTGCGAATCGCTTAATGGTAATAATGAACCTGTTGTAAATATAGAATCATCCCATTGAAGTTTCATCAAAGGTTGTAGGAAAGTGTTTGTTTCTTTGGAATAAAATTTTAACACACCGTATTCCAATCCAGATTCTTCTATAGAAGATGTATGGGATAATCTTATTCCATAATTTGTAGAACCTGTCCAATAATCATAGATAGGTTTAATATTCATATTAACATCTCCACCAAAATAAGTAAAAGATTGAGATACTTCGGTTGTAAAATCAACCCCAGTTTGAATTTCCCAATTTATACCATCGGTGTTTATGGTCTCCGGCCAAGTTCCTCTACCCATTTCCCAACTTTCTGTTACCGGATACCCATATAGAGTATATGAACCCGCTAACTCTTCTGGTTGAGCAAGTGATAAGTGTAATTCAACATTTGATGCGGTTACATAAGATGGTATATTATCTATATCAAAATGAATAAAAGTTCTAGCATTATCTCTTTCTTCAAATCTATTATAATGCTTTGATATAGTTAATATCTCATCTAACCCCGTATTTTTCGTAGGAGTTAAACTATAAACAGATGCATCTTTTGATGCGGTTACAAAGTATATCATTATATTGCTCTTCCTTTAATATCTTTATCAGGAAACTTAACTTCAAATATAGATGGGTCCAACGATGGATAAATTATCTTATTTTTTGTAGCTGAGTTTATATCGTAACTATTTCTAGCGTATATCCCTCCACACTTATTTACAATTTCAACTTTTTGAACTGATGCAACTCCTTCAACCATAGCAATAACCAATTCTATATCGGAAAGATTTATGGTTTGGTTAAATTGCCAGTTAGCTATATTGAAAAATTCTTTTATTTCTTCGATACAAGTAAGAACTACTTCTCTACTATTAAAATTTTTGTAAACCGTTACATCAAAGTTCACACCTACGTTAATAATAAAACCATCTATGATGTTAACTCCATCCGTCAACATTCTGTATTCATTGATATATGTTTTTAAGTTTTGCTTTACAGCTCTATTTAGAGTAGTTAGATTACCGTTAGTATCATATCCAAGGGTATATAAATTTATTGCAAAAGGATTAATTTGTTCCGCATTTTGTGTTGTTTTTTGTACAAAATTTCTAACTTCTGTTTTAATCTCATCGGTTGTAGGAACTTTATTTCCTTTTGATATAGCCTTCTGAACTATTGTTTTAGTTATTTCTGCAAATTGAGTAACATTATCGGTTGAATTTAAAATACTCTCAGGTGAATTTGCATTGAGAGAATTATCACCTATAGCGAATACTTTTGCAATAGAACCAAACTTAGAAGGCATTGATAATGCTCTAATTTGATAATCTTTTGCAGTTACTGCTCTATTTTGTGATGCAAAGTTTGCCAACGCGGCTTCTCTTATTTCATCTATGTTTTCCAATCCTCTACCACCTTTAGCAGGTATTTCATTTTCTACCGCTATTGAGCTTTTAACATAATTGTAAACAGAATCATCTAATTCCAAATTATTAATCAAATCATCATCAAACGAAATTGATTGTATCGTTGTTAAATCACTTTGAGGTACATTTGAAGAAACTCCTCCACCCGTTAAATAAATTATATTTAATATAGTTCCCGCACTAGGAGATTGTCCGTATGTTTTTGTTTTAAGAAAATTCGTAGGGTCATAAGATTCTGCCATTCTGTCTATAGAATTATTCAATCCAAGCCCAACATTCTTAATATTAGGTATAAGTAACTCATCTGATAATGAACTATCCCCTCCACCAAAATGAATTGAAGTAGTGAAATCATCATTTACCTTTGTTACAAATCTTCTACTAGTTTTCAGTAATTTCAAAAGATACGGAACTGTATCTTTAAATTGATACAAATCTGGGTCGTTTTGTTCTACATTTGGGTAATCTATATAAATCGTTTCTTGTGCCAAATATGGAACTTCATACCACTTATTTCCGTTATCATCGGTTACAGATTCTATTGTAATGATATTAGTTTCATCTAATTTTATAGATTGAAATGATTCAGTTGAACCGATAACACGAGTAATTGTCTGTGCATTTGCAGATATTGCTTGTATTTTCTTTTTTATTAAATAATAATCAGGAAGCTTAGTACTCTCATCTATACTATATACACTTATATCTCTATCAGTTGGGTCATTAAAATCCAATGCTTCAGTTGTTCTGAACGTTATATCAGAGTTTGCAGTAGATGATACACTAAATCCTTGTTGTATTCTTACTAAATATCTAGTATCTAATTCACCAACACTATCCGCTTTACATAACTGATAAACTGATAGTGTAGTTACTGCCGGAGAGGTTGATTTTGGTTTATATCCTAAAAGATTTGCCAAAGCAAATACATTTCTTTCTTCCGCAGCATATTGAATTAAACTCTCTCTTAATGATGAATCGGTATAATAACTCAACACATCTCCTATATAGGAAGCCATTTCAATGAACATCATACCAGGTGATGTTTCATTAAAATCATTATATGTGTTAGGGAAATAGGTTTTAGAATATTCTATAAGATTATCTCTAAATGAGGTAAAATCTTTAGAAAGGTAGGAAATATCCCTACTATTTCTTCCTATTTTTTTATTTGTTATTTTGAACGCCATTATTATCCAACATTAAATGTTACTGTCTCCAGGGTTTGTTGTCCTGAAATTTGATATTTCAATGAAACCGCAAAGATATTTCTATCAATGTTTGTATTATTTTGGTCTACAAATATTTCAACAATATTAATATAAGGCATCCAAATTGATATAGCATCTTCAATACTATCCTGTATGCTTTGTTCCAAATCATCTGTGTTTTGACTAAACAATACATCATATAAATTTGTACCAAAATCAGGCTGCATCAATCTTTCCCCTTTACTAGTTAATATCAAATTTTTAATATTTGATTTAACTTGGTCTTTAGTTTGAAATGATTGAGAAAAATATCCATTTGAACCCCTTTGAAGTGGAAGAGTTATTCCTATTGCAACTCTTTCGTTTTCAATAAGGTCTAAGGTATTTTTTCTATCAATTACAATTGCCATAGTTTATTATCTATTCTTATCTTTACTCGCCGCCAAAACCTTAGCACTTCTTGCTATCGCTTTATCTAATATATCGTTTCCGGTACTAATTGGAGCAGATGTGTTAACATATTGCTGTTGCATACCGATTTGTGGATTACCATATCCAATCATATCCGGAGTAATAGTACCATACTCCCCATCTGTTCTAGAAAAATTAGGTCTAATAGAGGTTTCATTTAAAACCTGATTTAACAGAGGATTACTAGAGTATTGTTTATCTTCTCTATCTCTGCTTAAGATTTTGTTAGCTAAATCGAACGGGTCAGCACTTTCCTCTACTAATGATTTAAGAGAAGATTGTTGTTTAACCGGTTGTATTCTTTTAACCTCAGCTAATACCTCTTTTCTTATTTCTTCTTTAATAAGAGAAATTTCCTTTTTTACTTCCTCCTGAACGATTATTTGAATTGCTTTAAATAGTTTGTTCGTGTCCATACATTGTTTATTGTTTATATAAATATTTAGTTTTATGATTTGGTAAAATACATTGCATCGAAGTTATAACCAGCATCCGCTTCACCTCCAGCTAACATCCTTCCAACTGTATATGTTTTATCCGACCTAACCGATTTTTGACTACCACAATCCCTTACAATTATCTCTCCACCTGCATTTCCAACTTTCTTAGTTATACCAACCATTATCACAAAATGGCCTCTAGGTCTCCTAGATGTACCCGATACTCTGATAATCATCGGTGCTTTTATAGCTCTTAATAAAGTTTTATATCCCTCATATACATCTGTTTGGCTAGTTTTTGTGTTGATATTTTTCTGGCTTCTGGTAAATTTACCACCCAATAGCTTAGGTGCATCTGCAAAAAATACTCCAGAACTAAAATTGTTACCTGACATATATTTTCCTTTTGCAACATTTTTATCTGAATATTGATACCCACCTTTAAAATCTATGAATGTTGATTCATTAACCACATCAACTCCATTCTTATCCTTTATTTTATACTTTTTAAGTAAATTAGATAAACTGGTAACCAAACAAGCCCAATTGGTTTTTTGAGCAGCGAACCCTACATCCTGTCCATAATATACATCTATATCTTCTTTTTGGAATTCCTGACCCTTACTTTCGGGCAATCTTTCATTGTACTCTTTTTCCGCCTTTGTATCGTTTTTATTTAGTTTACCACCATGATACTCCTTTGCAGTTGGTTCGGTTGTGACAACCGATTCATCAACATCTGGCTCTGTAGTTTCTCTCGGAGATTGCTCTAATATATCATTTACTGCCGGTGATGTTTCTGCTCTTTCCACTTCAAACCCAGCCCATGGTACTAACCCATCCATAATAGTTTGAGTAGGAGGTGCTCCATATAATGCCTTAACATTCACAACTCCACTAACAGTTAATAAATGTTTTGTCGCAGCATTTATCAGTTTATCAAGAAATGGTTCAATTTGATTTAAACCATCCATATCATATATCTGTGGAACAGGTACTCCAGGATTCGTTACAATTACACTTGTTACAGATATATTCTGAACTGCTCCCACGGCAGGAATAGGTGGTAGATTTGTTTTTTTCAAAGTTGCACCCGTCCAATATTGTATAAATCCAGTTACGAACATATTAATTATCGGAAGCTGAACTACACTAGTCGATTGTTGGGTAAGTACGGTTACTAACCAAGCTTTCATAGCTTCGGTATTACCCTTATCTACGGAATTTCTAAAACTCCTATCACCAGCTGAAAGAGATGTTACCGCTTTATTATATGAGTTTGTTATACCTTCGGCAACGGTATCAATGTCAGGTGGTCCTGAACTCATTAACGACAATACCTCATTTTTAAAAATTTGCCAACTCATATTAAGCTACATTTACTCTCTTAGATTTGATAGTTACTAACTTTTTCTGAATAGCTTTCAAAGCATTAAGATTTGCAGGGTTCATTCCACTTGTAGGTCCTGCTGGTGTTAATAATCCCCCTGCTTGTAGATTTATGATTTCCGTAATTATTTCTATTAGAATATTTTCTAATGCATTACCCAATACGGCAGGTTGTATATTTTTATCTCCTAAATTTATAGTCCCACCATCCCCTATGTAAAGTGTAGTTTTTTTATCAACCGCACCAATATCAATATCTCCTTTTGATTCTATTGTTATTCCTAAATTAGTATCAACCGAAAACACCCCATCCGTTACAATTGCATAATTTCCTTTTGAAAAGAAGATTGTTTCTGCGGTTCTGGTAGAAAATAATAATCTATCAGATGTAATTATTATTTGATTTCCTTTTAACTCAGATGGGTATTCTTCAAGCGATTCTTTCTTATTAGTTATATAGGATGGACTGAATTTAGATACATAATCACCACTTGTCATCGCAATCGTAGAACCATCTTTATTGATGTTTTCTTCAATCTCCTTATTCAGGTCTACCGAAGAAAATTCAGGTGACTCACTATTTCTTATTATAATAGTAGGGCTAATTGATTTTTTATCATTATTGAATGCACTAAATCGTATAGATTGTCCAAATCTACTTTGAATTAAATGGTCTCCCTCATATAATTTTAATCTTCTGCTTTTTCCAATTTTAAAATACTCCCCTAATTTTTTCTTAACATCTTTACCAGAGTTAGTTTGTTGAAAATCTGTTTTATAATCCTTTATACTTATACTAGGATTTACTTTTGCAGCATTATCATTTGCGGAAGTTTCTGTCTCACCATCCGATGAAGAAAATAAATTTGAATTAAAATTAAATCTTCTATAATAAGGAACTCCTGATTGAGTTACAACTTCAACTAATTCCGTAACGAGAGGAATTCCGTAAAAATTCTCATCTAACGGTCGTATAATAGTATCAACACTTCTACCAGGACCGCTACCCTGAACCATTATTGAACCAGGAATAATAGGTCTACCTGTATCATCTTTATCAAATACAAGAAAAACCTCCGTAACCTGCGCAATATATGCACCCGCTTTATTTGTGGATATATTACCAGATGTACTTACGTTATAACCACCTCCGGTGGCTAAATGGTCATTTGCCATTATTTTTTAGTTTGTTCAAGTTTCCTTTGGATTTCTTCCAATTCATATTCAATATCATCTACTTTATCCATAGTTTTTGCTTGAACATCTTTTGAAATCTTCTCCAATTCACCCAGTAACTCTTCCTTTTCTTTGTCGGATAATAATCCTCCATCGTTAGTTCCTTTATATTCCATTGCAACGAATCGTTGTCCAATTGTTGCTAATCTAATCAGTATATCATCATTCTCTACCGAGAACTTAACCAAATCTTTGATAACCGGCCCTATTGCAGCAATATCCCCCGCATGTCTGATTTGTTTTTTAAATTCCTCAATCAAATCACTTATTTTTTGTTTTTTTGAATGTTGGTTGGAATATATCTCACCGAATAAGTCAGATAACTTTTTTTCCCCAAACATTACAAAATCTGTAGATTGTTGTTTTGCCATATCAATAAATACCTTATTAAATAATTTTTTGTGTATTGATGAATCTACATAACTCATCTGATAATAATATATATCCTTCTAAATTAGGATGCTGTGTTCCTCTTGTATCCCATCGCTCTGTGTGTTCCCATAAATCTACTCTATTAAACTCATTTAGATACCCTCTAGCGGTTTGTTTTTTGAATTGCCAATAAACTCTACCATCTATCAAATCCGTTCTATCGTAGTGAGGCAAAACACCCATAAACATATCTTCTATACCATCTATAAACATATGTTTAATTTTATAATGTTTAAAAAATTCTTGTAGGAATATAATATAGTTTTGATTAACTATACTATAATAATTTTCGTTATATAGATTAGTTAAATAGAATTTTTTATAATCTTCCATAAAGAAATCATAATATCTATTTTGTGTTTGGGTAGATGTGAAGAATCTATCAGGTGTTTCCATAAGATGTTTAGTACTCCAACTTAACCATTCTCCTTTTGGGCCTTTTGGAAAAAATGGTAGGTAATCTCTAAGTGATGAAGACCACATAACAATAACAAAATCGTTTTTTGTAGTCTCTCCACTTTTTATATCATCTACTATTTGGTTGAATATAACATTATTGGGGTTACCACTTATCCCGTTATTTTGATAAGGTAACCCCAATTTATCACTTAGGTGTTTAACCCAACTATTTTCTTTTTGATAGATTATCTTTTCGTGTTTAGAGAGGGTATCCTCAATTTCTCGATTACATCCCTCTCCAACTGTCCAACTATCTCCGTATGCAACTATTCGTTTCATTTCTTAGTTATAACATAATCCTCTAATACCAACATATCTAATCCAATATCCAAAAATGTATCTATTGCCGTTTTTGGGTCTCTAATCATTGTTTGGTCTTTAATATTGAATGATGTGTTAAGAACTAT